CAGTTCTACCAATACTACAGGTACTATATCTGCCGTAGCAAATGATTGTACTGGATAGTTTTTAATCTGTGTAAAGTTAGTTACTGTACCGTCCCTTCTCCTTTGTGTATCAGGAAAGGCAAATTCCCTGCCACTAGGTATCCGAATGAACCCATGTCCAACTGCTTGATTAGCTAGTTTCTTATGCCATTTACCTATGCCCTTGTACTTTTCAATAAAGTGTTTGTAGTAAGTAGCTTCAGCTTCTGTTCTGCCATAACCTGTAGCACCATACAACGGGGCAAACGTGTGTGCCTTTGCAACTTGTCTCGATGTGGGCTGTCCTGCATCTGATATAACTTTTGCAGTGTAGCTGTGTACATCAAAACCTTCTGTCACTTCTTTAATAGCAACAGGGTCTTGGCTGAGATAAGCTGCCACCCTAAATTCTAGTTGTGCAAAATCTGCTTCTAATACTTTGCCCCCCTGGAATCGAGATACAAAAACTTTTTTAACAGGAAAGGTAGAACCTCTAGGCATGTTCTGCATATTCGGATTAGCTCCACTAAATCTACCAGTAGCAGTAACATGCTGATTTAACCTGACATGTAGGAACCCGTCCTCTTTTACAAAGTCTTTTATGCCTTCAACAAAGTTTGATAAGTAGCTTGTGATAGCTGATAGTCTTCTAAGTTTAGATAGAAACTCAGATGCTTCTGTCATCCCTTTACTATTAGCAAATCTTTCTAGTATTTCTAAGTTACCTTTGGATGTACTAAACCCACTAGCACTGGCCCACTTTGCACTAGGAGGACTAAACTTTAACCCTGCTACCTTATTGCTTTCTTCATACACAAAGCCTGAACCACCACAGACATTACACTTGGTAGCTTTCTTAAATGGATTACCGTCCTTTTTAGTTTTATAGAACTGGCCCTTACCCTTGCACCTACTACATTGCTTTGCTTTTGTTTTAAACAAAGTCTTGAAGTGCTTTCTAATTAGTCCTTTGAAAACATTTGTAGGTGTGTGAGGTTCAATGCAAGAGTGCCATGCATTTTTATCTATAGGTTTTCTACTAAACAAAACCCAAGAGAGTTGTTCTGTACTGCCAAGATTAATAGGAGTATCACCCATAAGTTTTTTAGTAAACTCCTGTAGGCTAGTCTCTAGTTCTAACTTTTCTTTTCTAAACTCTTTTTCTACATCATCGAGTCTATCCATATCAATTTTAAAACCAGACTGATACATCCTTGCAAGTACAACTGCAACTTCATTAGTTATATCAATAACATTTTTTAGTCCTGCATCTTGATTAGATTCTAATCGTAGCTGCATCTTTTGATATAACTCTTTAGTACATGCAAGGTCACATCGTAGGTAATAGTCTAATTCTTTTCTAGGTATGTCCCGTGTGCTGTAACCCTTCTTAAAATATTCTTTTAGGGTGTCCTGCTTTTCAGTAGCACAATCATATTTTTTAGCAACCGATTTTAAATCTAGGGGTTGTTTGACTCCTCGATTGAATATGCATTCACATAACATACTGTCGAACACTCTGCCTGTGTATGTGAATCCCGATTCCCACAACCATAAAAGATCATGGTTAGCATTATGCATGACGAGAGTAGTAATTTCATTTAAAATCCCCTGTAGTTTATTTCGGTTAAATACAACATCATCACTTTCATTAAGGTCACAATGGTCGAAAGTATAAGTGGATGAATCTTTAGCATCCAATGGGTAAACACCAACCATAACCAGAGAGTTTGTCCTCTCGAATGGGTCAAGGTGTTTCTTACTGTTCTTAGTTGTGACTGTATTTTCAACATCAAGTATTGTTATACTCATCTAGTAGCCCCTTTTTTTGTAACCTTGCTATGATTACTTTTTTTATTATGTCTTTAAAGAAATAGTTATAACCTATATCATCTGCTTCTTTTAGAAAATTTCCAAGAGAAGTTTTTAAAACCTCTTTCTGTTCTTCTTCTAATAATTGAGCAATTAAATTTTTATCTGGTTTCATAGTCATATATTTTCTCCTTGCGTATGGAGTATTAATTACTTTACTTATTCTATCAAATACACTCACGAGGTATACTCCCCTGTATTATAATCAAACTCACAATTAACAATCCGATGGACACCAGATATTTTATTCTTGACTACATTTAAATACCTCATGCCATCGTCCTCTGTCTGGTCATTAAGTGGTCGATTCTTTGCTATCAGAATCATTAGGTCACACTCTCCTGCTAGACCAGTTTTACTGCCCTCTATCATCGCCTGACTTAATCGAACTTTATCTTCTGCTTCAGCCGATAGTTGTGTGCAATACACAACAAGACATCCATAGAGTTTACCTATGTTCCTTGCGTAAATTGCATTAGCTTTTAGTACCTCGTGGTTGTTAGTGGAAGAACCTTCCTCAGAAAACTTACTACCTATGTCAAGAACAACTATGTCAGGCTTATGGTTTTTAATAACTGACTCTGCCCATGACATAGTTTTACCTGTAGCATCTATAAACTTTATGTTGTCCTTGATAGGGTCATACAATCTATGTGCCTGTTGTTTATCTTGTTTTATCTGTTGCATAGTCATACCAGTACAAGCAGTCATGTACCTAGCTGCCACACGTTCTGGCTTCTCTTCATTACATAAGACTAGAATCTTAGCATTCTGATGTCCCCAACCATTAGACCCTGCACATAACGTGGCATGGAAACTAGACTTACCTACATTAGACCGAGCACCTATAACAAATAGCATACCACCGTCCAGTCCTTGAACTGCCTGGAATAATGAATTGATATTGAATCGATACTTTGTATTACTACTTGCACTAGTGATTAGATTTTCAACAGAGTTATCTAAGAAGTCAGCTTTGACTGTAGGTGTAAAATCATCTTGATGGGTTTCAAGTAAATTTCTCAGGGGTTCCATGGTAGTCATGTCCCCATTGACATATTGAAATCCAAGGTTAGCTACCTCTTGTCCAACAAACTGTCGGAACATACTAGACAAGACTTCGTTAGCTACATCCGAACCAACTATAGAACTATTCTCTATCTGTTTAAAGATAAGTTCGTACTGATGTTTCTGTGAGGTAGTTAGTGTAGGATTCTTAGAGAAGAATAAACCTTTGACTTCATCTGTGGTTAAGTCCCTGTCGAACTCATCCATTGCATAGTCAAGAGTTTCTTTTATCTTCCGTAAGTCTTTTGTGAATACTTGAGTGGGGCATTTGCCACCCCGAACTGAATCATAAAACTCTTTATTGTGTAGGCTCTTTAATATCTGCTGTTCCATGGAACTCCCTTTTAAGTTTTTGTAAGTATGCAATGTCTTCTGCCCGTCTGTATTTTATATCATCAAGTAGCTTCAATGCAAATGCATCAATGCCATTAGCCTTTAACTTCCTAGTGTACTCAATAGTCTTGGGTGCAGCATCAGGGTCAAGAGCTACTATAACTTTCTTGTAGTCCTTTAATCCTTGAATATGATTCTGATTTATTGTTGTACCTAAAATAGCAACTCCTGTAAGTTCAAGAGTTTCTACAACAGATGCACTGGTGCAATCCTCAACGATAACAGCAATAGTACAGTTACCCCTAATAAAACCATCAGCTTCACTTCCATACCGTTTCCATTTAGGTATTACTTTAGAGTCTACTGCCCTGCCTATAGCATCTACCATCGTGCCTTCGAGGAACATCGGGAATACGATTCTGTCTTCTTTAACATCATAATGCAAGGATAATTCGTGTGAATCTATCCCATATCTATTGCAGTATTCATCGAGTATATCCTGCTTAGTCCCCTTGACTACACTCTCAGGTAAAACAAACTGAGTAGGTTTAGCCACATTCAAACCTGCAAAGGCTTTGTCTGTATCTATTTTAAAATTACTATCCATACGTTTTCTAATCTCCTCAATTGTCATGTTAATTCTAGTAGTCCCTGACAGATTACAACTGTTGGCATAACAATTCCAAAGTAACTTACCCATGTCATTAGTAGCTGTAAATGTATTACCCCTATGGCATGATGGACATTTACCTCTATGCCTTTGTCCGTCAGCTAAATCTAGGCTTTCTACATATCCTCTTACGTTAATCATGGTCTACCTAATAACAACTTTAGTTACTGAATAGGAGTCAGGATTTAAGGGCCTGACATGTTCTTTAGCTAAAGTTACAGACCTTATATGCCTGTAACCATTGCCTTTAAGTTTTAGTTGTTTTATGTCTATGGTATCGTTCATCTGCCACTCTGGTGTTTCATCATATTCAAGTATCAATTTCTCTCCTTGATATGTTTCTTTAATAACTGTAGCCACCATGTTGGTAGGAGTTACAACTTTATCACCTGCTTTGTAATCAAAAATATTTGCCATCTCTTTATCTCCTATAGTATATCACCGCCCCCTGCCTTAAGTCGGAGTCTACAGGCTTCGGTAGCACTTGTCAATGTATTTTTCATATAAGGTTTTAATGATTGTGGATTTGCGTGTCCTGTTACTGACATAATCTGGCCTATAGGAACTCCTGCTTCTACCATTTGAGTAGTTCCAGTCCTTCTCATATCCATTATCCATAAGTCATTAGGCAGCCCTGCTTCTTCTCTAATCTTTCTAGCCTTAGTACCCAAAGTAATTTTGCAGTAGGGTTCAGAGGTTACTTCCCCTCTAATAATTTTAGGGGCTACATATTTTTGAAAGCCTATGTCCTCTTTCTGTTGCATCAATACTTTATGTATCTCATCATTAGCAGGTAAGTATACTTCGGCTCTTCTCTTAGACTGCTGTAAAGTCAATACCTTTTTATCAAAGTCATACTGGTCAAAGGTTAATAGTCTTATATCTCCAGGCCTTTGACACCAAGAATATAATAAATGAAAGATAACTCCTACTGACCTGTATTCAAACTTACCATAGGCTGTTTGTAAAAACTTTCTAACCTGTTCTACTTGCCACACTTTCTTTCTAGGATTGTGGGATAGCAAAGTAATCTTTGAGAATGGATTGTTTTCTATTAATCCCACTTGTATAGCATGGTTAAATGCCTTATTCATACTGGCCTTAACATGGTTCGCAAAGGGTACAGTTTTCTTACCGTTTCTCTCTGCCCATTTATTATAGGCTTTCTGGGCCGTAGGTATTCTCAATGCATTAGCTTTCATATATCCTAGCAATTGCCTGTCAACTCTAGTATTTAAAGCAGTCTCGATGTTATAGGCATAACTTTTTCTACTTACCTCGGATAAACTTCTATAGGCCAGAGATTCAAAGTAATCTTTCGCCACCTGTTGTATTGTAATGTTTCTCATATGTTTCCTTTATTAATTTTTTATTTCATCTAAACCACAGAAAAAGTTTTCTATAATACCATCAGCTATCTTTTTATTTTCTACAGTAGTCGGTATACAATTCATTGGTTCTGAACTGTTGATGTAAAAATATAGTTGTTGCATACCATCTGGGTAGGTGTGTATCTCTACACACCTATTACCAGATTTTTTATAGGACACAAACTTTTTACTAATGTAATCTTGCCAGTCTAAGTTTTTATCTATCACGACTGCTCCTCTAGGTTGTCAATTGCCTGACTACTGCTGTACAGTTCAATCTTTAACAAGGCATTGTCTAAGACTAATTCTAAAAAACAAATCTCTGCGTTGCATTGATAGTCCATGATAGAAACCCTGTCTATCAATTTCAATAAATTTTCTTTCCTGTTTGAACCCATGCAACTCATCCTGTCAATCTGTCTTTTAAGTTTCACGGCTTCAGCTACCTGTTGTTCTGTCAAATGTTCATACCCGTCTGGCAGTCTAACTGTTTTACTCTGAACCTTTGATGAAGTTTTCTTTCTTGCTACCATAATCCTTCCCCTTTCTAAAATAAATGACACATAAAACTATGTTAATTGCTAACATAAATGTGAGGGCCACAGTACTGCCACCACCCATAGCATAGAACCCTATGCCTTTGTCTAAGGGAAAATAATAACTTACTACATCCCCAAAGAAATACATGAATGCTACACCCCAACACAATGCTAAAACAATTGCAGATACAAACGTAATTAAAAGTTTCTTACTCATACTTTTATCTCCCTTCTTTATAATAAAAAAATGGTTCTACTTTTCTAATGTTATTGTTACGTCCTAAGTAAATTAAATAATTAATTAAACCTATAAATATTCCTACTAAAACTAAACCACTAAATAAAATAAATAATTCTACTATCATAATTAAATCTCCCTTTTTTAAAATTGTATTGAACCTAAAACAACTACACATAATGCTATCAACCACCAAATTAAATTACCCATAACTACTTACCCCCTTTCTTTTTAGTGCCAAAAACTGTACCTTTGTCTGCATATAAAAACATACACTTAGCTTCCAACTGCTCAAAGCTAAAGTCCTCAAAGGTTATGTCATTCCTTCCCAGTACATAACCATCGTCCTTGCCTACTCCATAGGCTTCTGTCCACAGGTCAAACACAGCATCATCATAGTGTTTCAGAAAGCCCCAAGCAAACCATACGCCAACTAGAAAACTGATTACTATTTTCATACGACTCCTCTCTTAAATTTATCGTAAGTCTCGTTAGCCATATTGATTGCTTCTCTGCCAGTATCA